GCCCGCTTCGTCGCTACCGAGCTGAAAGCCTTGTCCAAGGCGCAGGGACCGGTGCGCGTCATGCAGAAGGCGGCGAAGGAATTCGCGGAAGCCATGCTGTCCCGCAAGCAGATCAAGGACATCAAGCCGAACCAATACGCCGCCGCCGAGACCCGCGCCGCCAAGAACGCGGAGAAGGCACTCAAGTCTGGTGACTCTGCCACAGCGGTCGCGGAGAAACGCAACCAGCTGGTGCAAAACTACGCCACGCGCGCCGCCTACGACGCGTTGACCGAGATTGAAAAGGGCGTGCGCTACTTGCGCAAGTTCGACACCGAAGGCACCCGCAAGAACATCGACAGCGAGTACACCGACCAGATCGACACGCTGCTGGAACGCTTCGACTTGCGCACCTCCGTCTCCAACAAGGATTCCGCCAAGCGCGAGAGTTTGATCAAGTGGGTTGAGGGGCAGCGTGAGCAGGGGTTCGAGCCGGACATCCCGCCCGAGCTGCTCAGCGAAGCCATGCGCAAGCCCTACCGCACGATGACGCTGGAAGAGTTGCGCGGTTTGGTCGACACGGTGAAGCAAATCGAGCACCTCGGCCGACTGAAGCAGAAACTGCTGACCGCCAAGGACGAACGTGAATTCCAAGCCGTAGTCACCGAGATCAGCACCTCGATCGAGCAGAACGCGCAGGGCCGTACCGCCGAGACGCGGACGCCGACCGACGCCCTCGGCAAGCTCGCGGCCTCGCTCAAGCGCTTCTGGGCTTCCCACATCAAGGCCGCGACCTGGTCGCGCGTCTTGGATGGCGGCGCGGATGGCGGCGCGATGTGGGAGTACTTCATGCGCTCGGCGAATGAACGCGGCGACATGGAGACCTCCATGCGGGCGGATGCCACTCTCGCGCTGTCCAGCATTCTCAGCCCAGTCGTCAAGACCTGGCCGACGATCCAAGGCAAGGGCCGCTACTTCGAGAGCGTCAAGCGGGCTTTCACCCGCGAAGGCGCGATGGCTGTGGCGCTGAACACGGGCAACGAGGGCAACTTACAGCGCTTGCTCGGCGGGGAGGGGTGGACGTTCCAACAAATCCGCCCAGTGCTGGAGTCGTTGACCGCGCAAGAGTGGCAAGCCGTACAGGCGGTTTGGGACCACTTCGAGACCTACCGCCCCGAGATCGGTGCCAAGGAACGCCGCATCTACGGCAAGGAGCCGAATTGGATCGAGCCGACACCGTTCACCATCCGCACCGCAGACGGGCAGGAGATGAACCTCAAAGGGGGCTACTACCCGATCAAGTACGACGCCGCCGCCAGCCAGCGCGCCGAGGAGCATGCGGCCGCCGAGCAGGCCAAGCGCGACATGCAAGGTGCCTACACTGCGGCCACCACGCGGCGCAGCTTCACCAAGGCGCGCAGTGAGGAGGTCAGCGGTCGCCCGCTGCTGTACTCGCTGGTGGGCGTCTACTCGGGCGTGAACGATGTTATCCACGACCTGTCGTGGCATGAGTGGCTGATCGACGCGAACCGGCTGCTGCGCAGCAAGGCGATCGACCAGGCGATCCGCAGCCACTACGGACCGCAGGTCAAGGACCAGTACAAGCAGTGGGTCAAGGATGTGGCGCAGGGTGAAACCCGTGCCGACAACCCCGCCGAGGTCGGGGTGTCCTGGCTGCGTCAGGGCGTGAGTGCGGCAGGGCTGGGGTTCAACGTGATGAGCGCGTTAATGCAGGTCACGGGGTACACGCAGTCCATCGTGCGGGTCGGACCGACATGGGCGGCAAGAGGACTTGCCCAGTACGCGGCCAACCCTGTCGGCAAGGCGCGGGAAGTGCTCGGCAAGTCCAGCTTCATGGAAGGCCGTAACCGCACCCAGTTCCGCGAGCTGAACGAATTGCGCAACCAGGTCGAGGGGCAGACCGCCGCAGGCCGTGCGCTCTCCCTTGGCACGTACTTCCTCATGATGCGGATGCAGAAAATGGTCGACGTGCCGACCTGGCTTGGGGCGTATGAGAAGGCCATCACCGAGGGGAACAACGAGGAGCGCAGCATCGCGCTTGCCGACCAAGCCGTGATCGACAGCCAAGGATCCGGCATGGTCAAGGACCTGTCGACCATCGAGCGCGGGGGGCCGGCGCTGAAGTTGTTCACCGTGTTCTACTCCTACATGAACACCGCACTCAACATGGGTGTGCAGGTCGGCATGACAGAACAGAACAAGGCCAAGTTCGCAGCCAAGATGCTGATGATCTACTCCGTGCCTGTGGTGCTGGGCTACGCGTTCAAGCATGCACTCACCCCCGGAGGGGGTGACGATGACGACCCGGAGAAGCTTGCCAAAGCCTTGGCCGCCGAGCACATCAGCTACCTGACCGGGCTGTTTGTCGGAGTCCGCGAGTTCAGCGAGATGGGCAAGATCGTGACCGGTGCCGAAGGCGTACGCGACTACGCCGGCCCCGCTGGCGCGCGTGTGGTGGGCGACGCCTACAAGGCCGGCAAGCAGGCCATGCAAGGCGAGTTCGATGACGCCTTCCGCAAGGCGTCGATCAATCTGCTGGGCGACCTGTCCGGCATGCCTTCCGCCCAGATCAACCGCACCATCACCGGAGTCAATGCGCTCTCCGAAGGCGACACGAGCAACCCCGCCGCCGTGGTGCTCGGCTACCAGAAAAAATAAAACCGTGTCCTTGACGCGGGGCCTAGGGTCCAGAATGTCGCAAGTTTGTAGGGGAACCCCACGAAATGACCATCGCCATCGCCACGGCTAAAGCAGGCCCTTACACCGGTAACGGCGTAACGTCGTCCTTTAGCTTCGCCTTCAATGTGTTTGCGGATGGCGACATCCGCGTCGTCGAGACCCTGACCGCGACAGGGGAGGAAACTGATCTCGTCCTCAACACGGACTACACCGTCAGCCGTAATCTCGACCAGGATAACAACCCCGGGGGGACGATCACCTACAAAGTGGGCGGCATCACTGCGGCGCTGCCATCGACAAAGAAGCTCACCATCGTCGGCGACTTCAGCTTCGAGCAACCCACAGACATCCCCAACGGCGGCAGCTTTTTCGCGTCGGTCATTGAGACCGCTTTGGACCGCTTGACGCTGCTCGTGAAGCAGCTCAAGGTGGACACCGACCGCTCCGTTAAGGTTGACGTGTCGAGCAGCATCGACCCCGCCGAACTGATTGAAGAGCTGCTTGACGCGTCCACCGCCGCCGTGGCAGCCGCTGCCGGCGCTGCGGTGAGCGAGGGCAATGCCGCAGTCAGCGAAGCGAACGCAGCCGCAAGTGAAGCAGCAGCAGCGGTAAGCGAGACGAACGCTGCGGCCAGCGCGACCAGCTCAAGTGCGTCGGCTACAAGCGCAAGTGCGTCGGCCACAAGCGCAAGTGCTTCGGCTACAAGCGCAAGTGCTTCGGCCACCACTGCCACCGCGCAGGCCACAAGTGCAAGTGCTTCGGCCACCACTGCCACCACGCAAGCCACCAACGCCAGCACGTCGGCCACCAACGCCAGCACGTCGGCCACCAACGCCAGCACATCGGCCACCAACGCCAGCACATCGGCCACGAGCGCATCCACCAGTGCTAGCGCGGCCTCTGCTTCGGCAGCCAGTGCGCAGGCGATCGTCGATTCGGTCGGCTTCCGGGACGTGCTGTTCAAGACGTTCTCTGACAGCCCGATCACGGTCGCACAATCCATGTCCGGCAAGCTGCTGTCGATCGATACTTCGGGCGGCGCGGTCACGATCAACCTGCCGGCGATCAGCGGGCTGACGCTGCCTTTCACCGTCGGGGTCAAGAAGGCCACCGGGGACTCCAACAGCGTCACCATCAACCGTGGCGGCAGTGACACCTTCGACGACGCCACTACCGCGCAGACGCTGTCGTCCATCGGCGGTATGACCTTGATCCCGGACACCGACCCCGCACCAGACAAGTGGACCACGGCCGTCTTCGGCGCCGCCACCGGGCAGCAGCAGAAACAGCAGTTCTCCGGAGGTGGCGTCGACTTCACCGCCGGCTCCACCACCACGCTGACCATCACCGAAACGCCGATACCAACCTCGAAGGACGCGCTTGACGTCTTCTTCGATGCCGCGTACCAGCAGGAAAGCGAGTGGAGCTACAACGCGTCGACCGGGGTCATCACCTTCAACTCGGCGATTCCCACGGGGACGCTGAAGGTGCAGGCCCGCTGGATCTCGCCGCTTGCCATCGGCACGCCGGCGGATGGCACCGTGACGCTGGCCAAGATGGCGAACATCGCGACGCAGAAACTGATCGGTCGCTCGACATCCGGCACGGGCGTGCCGGAAGCACTGTCAATCGACTCGACCACGCTGCAGCTATCGGGCGGCACGCTGTCGACGAAGTCTCCTTTCAACGCCAGCTACGACAGCGGCGATCAGACTATTACCGCAGCGGGCACGCTGACGCTCACGCATAACCTGGGGGTACTGCCGAAGGACATCGTTTGCTTCCTGCACTGCACCACTGCGGAATTCGGCTACTCCATCGGGGACATGGTCCCCTGCGCAGGCTTCGCGAGTTACGACGGCACGGCGTCACGGGGGGTTCAGTTCTACGATCTGACCACAACGCAGATGTCCTTGCGCTTCGCCAACGGGGCCGCGACCATGGCCCTTCTCAACAAAACCACGGGTGTGTATGTAGCCACCACGAACGCGAATTGGAAACTAGTAGTTAGGGCGTATGGTTGAACTAAAAAGATGAAAGGCTTAGACCATGAGCGAACGTTTCACGCTGACGCAGGAGCACATCGAGATGCTCAACAGCAGACGGGCGGTAGACGCGCAATTCGGCGAGTTCATGCAGGACTCGGACGCCCGCGTCAATCGTCTCGAAAAAGCCGTAGCCCGTCTCGAAGCCGTGATCAACGAGATGCACACGGCGCTGTTCGCCAAGGACGACACCAACGAGTACGGGGTCACGGGGTTAATGGTGAATATGCAGCGAATCGTCAGGCACACGGAAGTAGTGTGTAACATCGCCCGCTTCTTCAAGTGGTGCGTCGTCGGTGTGCTCGGCATCGTGACGCCGTTCCTCGCGGCGCTGCATTACCTCGGTTGGGTCTGATCATGTTCTCCGCACTTTTCTCCTTCCTCGGTGGCTCCGTGTTTCGCATGATCTGGGGCGAGGTCTCGTCCTACTTCAACAAGAAGCAAGATCACGAGTACGAGATGCAGCGCCTGACGCTGGAGTCCGAACTTGACGCGAAACGGCATGAGCGTGACATGTACCGACTCAAGATGCAAGCCGATCTCAACGTGCGCGAGGTCCAGGTGATGGCGGACGCGGCGGTCAGCAAGACCGAGGCCGACGCCTGGCTCGATGCCGTGCAGTCGGTAGGCAAACAGACGGGCTACAAGGTCATCGATATCTGGAACGGTGCCATCCGGCCTCTGCTGGCGACGCTGTCGATTGGCGTGGTGGTGGTGGAGATCATCGCGCACGGCTTTGTGCTGAGCGATTGGGACCGCGAACTGGTGGCCGCGATCCTCGGCATTTACGTGGCCGACCGCACCCTACAGAAACGAGGTAAATGATGCCTGCCTTCCTCCTCTGGCTTGCCTTCGGCGGGATCTTTCTGCTGGCGATGGTGGATTTCGGGCGATGATCGAGGAGCTCGCCACGCTCTACGCGCTGATCCGCCGATTCGAGGGTTGCCGGCTCACCCCATATCTATGCCCCGCAGGGGTGTGGACGTGCGGCTGGGGCAGCACCGGCGCTGATGTCTTCCCCGGTAAAGCATGGACGCAGGAGTACGCCGATCAGCGCATGCAAGCCGACGCGCTGAAGTTCGCCAAAGGTACGCTCAGGCTGTGCCCCGGGCTGACGGGCGCCGGCCTGTGCGCGATCGCCGATTTTGCTTACAACCTAGGCCTTGGCAAGTTGCGGGCGTCAACCCTACGCCGTAAGATCAACGCGGGAGACATGGAAACCGCGAAGATGGAGTTGCACAAATGGGTAAGGGGAGGGGGCAGGATCCTGCCCGGGCTCGTCCTGCGCCGCCAGGCAGAGGCCGCGCTACTGTAAAGGAAGAAGAAATGACGACGCAATTAACTGCCGGATGCATCGCCGATAGCTCCGTAGATTACTCGAAAGTCGCTGTGGGCGCCGTGGTGCAGCGGGTCTCCACCAGCAGCGGTGCGGTAGCGACCGGCTCCACCACAGTGCCGGTAGACGACACCATCCCGCAGAACACGGAAGGCAACGCCGTCAGCGCGATCGACACCGCCATCACGCCGAAGTCGACCACCCACCGCCTGCGGATCGAGGTGGTGGTGGTGTGCTCGCATGGCACCGATGCCGCTAACTTGGTGCTGGCACTGTTCCAGGACTCGACGGCCAACGCGTTGGCCGCGACGGGGACCGCGCAATCCGGCAGTAACACCCTGACCACCTTACGGCTCACCTATGAAATGGCGGCTGGCACTACGTCCGCTACTACGTTCAAGGCAAGGGTGGGGTCGGGCACGGCGGGTACCGTCACGATCAACGGCACGTCCAGTGCGCGCCTGTTCGGCGGGGTGATGTCGTCGATCATGACCATCACGGAATGCAAGGCTTGATCTCAAACGCTCTCGTCTCTTCGTTGAGCACCATCGGCGGCAACTCCGGGTGGGCGATCACGATCCGGTTGTCCTGGTCAAGCGCCATCGCCGTACGCGCGTCATAACCGGGCGGGAACTCAAAAGGCATCATAGGATTTTTCTTCCAAACCAATGCGGGCATTGACTTAGGGTATGCGAACCACCGCATAGCGGGCATGTTTTGATTCGGTAAGTCATCGTCCTCCCCTTTTTTCACCACATCCGAGAAAGTACGGATCGCATCTGTTCGTTTTCTCTTTTCAAGGATGCATTTTCTTTCTCCAGCTCTTCAATGCGTGGATGGTCCGGCGGCGCAAGAAAGATCGAGCGCTTCTCCCCCATCTGATGCCCGACGTTGAACGCCTTGATCAGCTCCCTGTCCGTGTAATAGTCGCTGCCTTTGCCCGTGTCGCGCTGCATCCCGCGCATCAGCCCGGTTTCGTATGCGTCGCAGATCATCACCATGCGGCGGTTCATCGCTCGCTCTCCATCTCGATCAACAAGTCAATGAAGTGCCGGGCCTTCTTCAAGTCCTCGACCCCGTTCTTCGCCTTCCAGCGGCTCACGTACTTGATCACCGCACCCTCGCAGAAGCCGAGCCCGTTCTTGTGGATGTACTCTACCGGCTGAATTTTCATATCCTTGTAGTGGCTGCCGCCCACCTGGGTGGCGGATGCGCGCTCGGTCAGGGGCGGTGCCATCTCTCCCTCCATGCAGGCCCCGCCGCATTCCCCTTCGGGCACGTTACAACCGGAATATGGACAAGTCATTTTCTTCCTTTCATCGACTCAAGCAAGATATCCTGCACGGCACGTTTCGTCTCGTGTCGCGCCAGCACCAGTTCATCCACCGTGCCGCGCGCGATGATGTCGTAGATGTACACGGGGCGCTTGTGCCCGGCCTGGAACTGCCGTACAGGGCCGACACGCCCGATGATCTGGTCGCGCTGGTCCATGTCCCACCAGTGGCCAAAGAACGCGATACGATGGCAATGCGCCTGCAAGCCGTCCACCCCATGCCCCATGCTGGCGGGGTGACCGAAACCGACTTCATACTTCCCTGTCTTGAACTCGCGCAGTTGCGCCGGGTCTGACAGCACCCGCGCCTTGGGGAACGCCTTCAGCAGCCGGGCGAGATCGCTCTTGAAGTGGTAGGCCACCAGCACCGGCGAACCGTTCGCCTCGCTCACGATCGACTCTAGCTCTTGCAGCTTCACGTCATGGACTTCCCGCCATTCCTTCGGCCCGGGCGATTCCTCCCCTTGCACGAGGGGGTCGACGTACACGGCACCGTTGCACAACTGGAGCAACTTCTGCGTCTTCGCGGCGGCGTTGAACACCTCGGCGTGGCGGTCCTCGATCTGGGTGTACATCTCCTTTTCCATCTCTTTGTACTTGATCCGGGCCTTCGCTGGTAGCTCGACGTGGCGTGGGACGTGTATCGGCTTTTCCAAGTCGAACCAGTCAGCGGCGTCCACCCGCAGGCACACATCGGACAGCGCGGCTTGAATCTGCTCCTGGGCGAATTCCATCGGCACCACACCAAAGCCGTTCGGTGCCGTGCGGAACCAGCGGTCCCGGAACGCGGAGTAAGTGCGGCCAAGACGTTTGCCCGCGTCGAGGAACCACGCTTGCCCGTAGAGGTCTATCAGCCCGTTTGGCGCTGGCGCACCAGTCAGTTGAATCATGCGCTTCACCTTGGTGTGCGCAACTCGGGCCAATGCTGCAGTGCGCTTGCCGCCTTGCTTCAGACGGAAAGATTTGAGCTTACGCGCTTCGTCAACTACCACCGTGCGAAAGGGCCAGCGATCACCCAAGTGCTCAACGAGCCATTCTAGGTTTTCATAGTTGATCGTGTAGGTACTCACGTCGTAGCGTAATGCGGCAAGGCGTTCAGCTTGAGTCCCCAGTATTGGCATGATGTCGGTTTGCCGTAGATGATCCCACTTCCTCGCCTCTTCCGGCCATGTGTCGCGGGCCACGATCAAGGGCGCGATCACAAGCGCGGGATGAGACTCCCCCGCGAGGAACAGCGCATCAAGCGCGGTCAGCGTGGATACAGTTTTGCCAACACCCATATCACCCCATACTGCACCGCGCAGCACATCGAGGGCATGATTGGTCATTAGCTGACCGTACGGGCGGGGGGTGTAGGGTCTGCGTTTGGTCATTCAACCCACGCTTGGCTCACAGGGCACCAGACCACGGGCCTCGCGTCTTCCAGTACTTCGAACGGTACAATGTCTTCGTGGGGGTACCCGAGTTTGAAGTAACTACCTTTCCGGCCTACTAAGATAACTTCATCTGGGTCAAGCTCGACCACCACCGTTCGCTTCTTTGTGGCTTTGCTTACGGTATCCTTTTTGATTTTCATCGCGTCACCGCCTCTCTAGTAGTTCGTCTACACCATCATACGAGTCGACGATCTCAACCCGCTGCCCCATCGCCCGCAGGCGTGCATGCTCGCGCGCCTGCTTGCGCTCGTGGGCGTTCTTGGGAAACGCGGCCTTGCCGCCTGGTGTCTTAACCTCGACCCACACCGGTTGCTCGCAGAGTGGCAGCATCACCAGCCGATCCGGCGCGCCTTCCCGTCCGATCCACTTGACCTTGCGTACCTCTCCGCCGTAGCTCTTGGCCATCTTCACAAGGTAGTTCTCAATGTCAGATTCGCGTGTCATTTCGTAGCCCTCTGCAAGCGGTTGGACAAGTCGTACAGATACCCCGCCGCGCTGCGAAGGTTGTCGTGCTGGCCCCCTTCTTGCAGCGCCGATGCTACGCTGTCGACCGCCGCTGCGGTCTCCCTAAGCTTATCGACGTCCTCACGCCAGGGGCCGAGGGTATGCCCCCCAACGCGGGCCACGTTGCACACCCCGCGGATGTTGTCGGCGATGGTCATCAGGCCCTCCATCAGCTCGCGGTTCACCTGTTCCAGCTCTCCCCTAGTCATCGCTCTCGGCATGTCAATCCCCGTCTCCCCATTGATCGTTCAGTACACTCAATGTAGCAAACGCTAAACACGTAGTCAAGGAAGGTTTTCATGCCGTGGTATGCTAGTAACGCTATCAACTTAATAAAAAGGAAAAACCATGAGAGGCGCACTTGTAGTCACCCGTAATGACCAGTGGTTCCCCACAGCGGTGGACGGGACGAATTACCCAGTATTGTTTGGAGACACCATTTACGACACAGATAACTTCTTCACCCCTATCACGCCGGGTGTTTTCACGATTCCGCAGGGTGTGACGATGGCAAGGATTTCTGCCTCAGTCATATGGTCACCTGAGTACACCACCGGAGCGCGTCAACTAGTGATAAAGAAAGGCCCGAACCAAGAGTTTTTTAACGGCGTCTCCCCTGATAATCGCTTAGCAATCAGTGGGACGACCACGGATCAGGCAGTTCATACGCCATGGATCCCAGTCACCCCCGGGGACACGTTTTGGGCCATGGTGTGGCAAACATCAGGCCATGAACTGGCCGTATTAAAGTCTAACGGAACGTGGTTTGCAATCGAGGCTATCTAGGCAAGGGCTCTCCTTGCTGGCAATTTTGCCGACGTCAGCTTACTGGTCTGCTTCTATTGGCTCTGGGGCGGTTAGGTGTTGCTGATGGTCGGCATTTCGCAGTTGTCTAGTGCCCAGCCAATCCAAAACTCCAACCACAGGAGGCGCGCTAGCGTAGGGTCTTCGCCGTTGTCGATTTCGTTCCATTCTTTATCCATGTCCCAAAACCCGGCTGGCTTCCCGCCGTTCGAGCGTTCACGCTTGGCTCTGGCCGCTGCGATGTATTCCAAATCCCCAGGAAGTAGCGCGAACGCGCCGGGGTGTTCTGCCAGTAGCGGCGTCTCGCGGTGAAAATCTTCGGTGCAATCCATATACCTGCGGATATCACGATTCCAACCTTGACCATAAAACAGTTCGGTTATGCCAGCGTCGTCGCAGAACTTGGACCACGCTGTATAAGACGAGCTACGGCTGTTGCTGTTTTTCGTAAATGGGCAATGCGTTGGTGCATCTGGATGGGTTGCTGGCGTCACGTCAATGCGGATATATTCGTCGCCCTTATGGTATTGAAGGCATGCATTGCCGATAATGATGTTGTAGCCCATCTTCATTCCCCTTCCTTCTGCGGTGCGGCGGCTTGCGCTGGCTGCTGTGCTAACTGTGGTGCGACCTCTACCATTGATCGAAAAACAGCATTCCCCGTCCATATTTTGTTGAGTATCGTTGTCTCAATCCGAATAGCTTGCGCTCCCGCTGTCTGCATTTCTTTTGTCGGCTCAATCGGCACAAGCTTCCACTTTGAATCGTCATAAGTGATTGTCTTGGTCATTTGGAGTCCTTGAGTTCGCGCAATGTTCTGAGAGCGTGCATCTTGTGACTTTCCGTTCTTCTCCGCGAGCACATAGGAATAGTATTTGTCGAGCCACTTCTTTAGCCTATTCATTTGCTCGGGAGTTCCGTAAGCGACTTCCTCCGCGTCGCCATCGAATGCAATTGTTAGTGGAATCCATCCGTTCGGCAGTATGGTCTTGATCATTTGCTTTCCTCCTCCTCTTGTTTTGTCATGATCGTTGTCACATGGCCAAGGCCACTTGCTGTCAACGCTGCGACATTGCTTGAGCCATACGCCACAAGACATATCGGTGCGCCGCTGTTGAATGCAGCACGGACGCCGTCAACGAAATGGAAGTGCGGCCTGCCCTTGATGAAAAGTACGGCGTCGGCAGCGCCCCATACACACTCATAGAACATCTGCGTTTCAGTTCGCGCTGGGATTAGAGCAATTCCGTTCCCATGCACTACCATGCGCCGCAGCCATTTGACCGCCGCCCGGCCAAAAGGCGGGTTACACCACACGCGCCCCTCCCAAGTCTGCATAAGGCCGTCATCCGCGATGGTGTAATGCTTTCTGGCCGTATCCCACGGTCGAACTATTGGCGCGCATGGATCGAGGTCGAAGACTCCAAGAGCTTGCGTAATTTCAGGTGGCGTCAACCATTCGTCGTTCTTCATTCTTGCGCTCTGATGCCCTGATAAGCTCACGTCCCGCTTTCCTGTGGCTTCTGCTGCTCTAGCTTGGCTAACATTGCTTTAAGGCTTTTGCCAACTCTGTTCATGCGCTCAACGTTGTGTTGAAAACACCAATAGGGACTCCATGCAGTTCCGGCAGGATCGTTGCAACCCTTTTCAATGCACGATTTCCCGGTGTGATAGAAAGATGAGTTCCCTTCATCTTTAGGGTCTGCATATCGATCTACAGTCATGCTCATTCCCCTTTCTGCTGCTCTAGCGAAAACAGGTAACGCAACCAATCTTGCGCTCCGCTTTTTGTTATAGTTGTGTCTTTGTGTTGATCTATAACCCACCCAGGCCATAGCTCGGCAAACCCGCATTCAGTTAAATGGGCGCGCATCATGCCAACAGACACACTACTCGTACCTCCGTACAAACGAAGAAAGGCTCTAACTGCTTTGTTCTCGCCATGGCTAATCAATAATTCACTGGACATCACTCACTCCCTTTCTGCTGCTCTAGCTCCAGCTTTGCTTCAAGTTCTGCACGCCTGTTCGTTGCAGACCTGCTTTCTACATAGTTCGAACATTTGATGGTTTCACTTGATGGGCCGGTTGTGCGTCCGTTTACGTTTCGTTCTTTGGGGCAGCTGGACGACTTCATCCACTTATCGCAATCACCGCAACGAGTTCCAATAAGACGAATATCAGAGGAAAGTCGGTTTATACGATCCAGCCTGTGGACGTGTTCAGAAAATTTCCCGGCCCATCCCCATATCTCGCGGCCATCTGGCGATATTTCACTCGGCAAGTGAGGTAATTGGTCCATCTTCATTCTCCTTTCTGCTGCTCTAGCTTGAGCAACTCAGCGCCGATTACCTCGGCATGTGCACGATTGGCATAGTCAAGTTTTAGTAACGCCTCTAGCTCTGGCGATTCCACATCGATGGCTCTGAACGCATACAGCTTGATTCCCGACTCAAACTTTCCGCCTTCTCTGTTATAGGCCCATGCGTGGCCATCGTCGTCAGTGATACCCACTAGCAGCGCCCTCTCGCTGCTGGAGGGTTGCGCCTCTTGCGATTGCGAGCGACGGTTCCAGTGTTTTATCGCATCGTTTGGATTCGCATGAACCGTTCCATCAGTTGAGCCACATCCAAGATCAGAGCATTGAACCCAATACTCAACGCCAAAGTCGTCTTGAACGTCTGCTTCGGCTCCACAGAACGGACAGCGCTCGATTTCTTGTGTGCTGTTCATTTAGCGGCTCCTTGCATGGCGGCGCGCATAGCCTTGCGCAATTCCTTTAAGATGAAGGAAATCGATAGAGCACTTTCGGCGGCATCGTAAATCAGCCCATTTGGAAGATCTGGATATTTTTCTCGATTGAAGAATTCCGCGTTATCTAGCTTGGAATGAATCTTGTTTGCGCAGTGTTCAATCAGGTCTAAATTGCGTTTAACGGCATCGCGCAATAGCGGCTTCCATACCTGTGCTGGCTGTACGGCATAGAAATTGGAGCGGATGGATTCGGCAGCATTCAGAAAATCCATGGCTTCTTGAATGTCAGTCTCTCCGTATGGCCCATCACCCAGCACGTTGAGAGCTGCCAGTGCCGACTTCGAGTCCCACGTTACAGAGGCGCTTGCCGATTGCGTCGATTGAGGTAGAGCGGCATGCCATCCATTGGAAAACCACGCTCTTGCGTCTTCTGTTTCTTCTTTCCCATAAATACAGCCTTGCATTGCCTTATCAAACGCTTCCCGCTCATCCGCTTTCTGCTCTCCCTGCGCATCGGATTGCTTTGATTGGATGAACGCAGCCGCGTCATTGAACAGCCTTCTCACGTCCTCCGAGTAAGAGCCGTCATTCGCGTAACGCTGAAGGAATAGAAGAACGGCTTGTCTTGCTACCTCCTCTTGCGCTACCCCCTCTTGCGCTACCTCCTCTTGCTCGGCTGGGCAAACCCGAACGAATTTCCCATTTTCGATTTCGATTTGGTAGAACTCCCCGGTTCGCAGCTCGCCGAGTTCATATTCGTCCGGCACCCACGCAACGCCAATCCCACTATTCACTGCACCTACATAAGTGAACGCGCGCGGTCGATGGCCTATACGCCCAACATATTTTGCTTTGATTGCCATGATCTCTTCCCCTTTATCTGATTTGCCGCATCGTCAGGTGTTCCTAAATGTAGCAAATGCTAAACGTTAAGTCAATCCTTTTTATAGCGAGGACCTTCAAACCCAGCCGATGCCAACGGCAACCCGGGTGCCCAATCGGGTACGGTGGACATGAGCGAGGTCAAGCCGTCAACGCTGAAATATTCCACGTCTGGAACCTCCGTCAGTAGTTCGTCATGCACGCTCAAAATAATTTCATACCCGGAATCATCAATCATTGGCATGTTGTCCGCGAGTACGTCACGGCTTGCCGCCTGCGTGATGTTCTCAAACATCTTGCCGCCGTACGTCTTGATCCGCTGCCACTTGCGTGTGTACTGGTTGACGCCCATGTAACTGATTTCCCCTTTGTCGTTGACCTGGGGGGAGGGGTAGCACAGCAACCGCCCCGATGGTAGGCGGCACTTCAACCACGCACCATCACGCCGGAACGGGGTCTTGATCGGCACGGATACCGTGTCGCCATTGCGCCAGAACCTGCCGACGGAAACCCATTCGCCGGGGCTGCTGATGGCCTCGACCGCCGCAGCCTTCAGCGCCGGCCACGTGTTCGTGATGCCGGGGTGGGCGCCGCGCCACAACCGTTTCAACGCATCGCAGGCGATGAACACCTCATGCGGCAGGCCGAAGGTCGAACGCCGCTGCTTGATCGTCCAGTCGTAGAAACCCCTTGCTTCCCCCAGCACGGCGTCGGGGATGGTCGGCAAGGCAGCTTTCGCCATGGCGTCAAGATCAATCCGGTAGGTTGCGGCTCCTGTCAGGAATGCGCCGACACCGCCTTCATACTGAAGCATCAACTCCATCACCTTACCGATCTGGCGCATCAAGTCGTCGACATCGTCTACGTGGATGCCAAACGCCTTGGCGTAGGCAACTTTGTAGAGATCCGGGCCGGTACCATCGTCGTATTCCTGGAACTTCACCAGCTTCCACCCTTCACCAGCGAGCCACGCGGCCATGCGCCCCTCGATGTTGGCCAAGTCCCCCACGACCAGCTTCTTGCCGGGGGGTGCGATGATGCAGCCGCGCACCAGGGAGCCGAGCACTTCCATCGGGTTCTCATAGATGAGATCCACCGCACCGGCCTTGATGTCGTCCGCTGCTTCTTCCCACAGTTTCTTGATGTACTTCGGCACACGCGACAGGTTCTGCGGCTGGAAGGTGCGGCCGGCCCATCGTCCCGTGCGGGACGCGCCGGCGAACTGCAAGGTGCCACGCAACCGACCGTCACTCGACGCGCCGCGCACAACAGCCTTGTACTTGGCAACACTGGCGGTGCTGGCTTGGAGCCGGATAGCCAAGAGATCACGCAACTCGATCGGCAGGTCCGGGTCTTCGATGCGGCGTTCCAGCGTGTCCTTCTGCAAGTCGGGCAGGGCCACGCCGTAATCCATCAAGATGTACTCCAACAACTTATCGCGCTTCGTGGCCGACTCGACTTGTCCGTCCGTCATCTCCTGCGTCACTGACTTCAGCCGTTTCTGTTCCCGTGCTACGGCTTCAATGGCTGCGTTCGCGAGATCGAGATCGACGCAGAAACCCCTATCGTTGACCTTCTGGTCTAGGTGCCACAGCGCCAGCTCGTCGCCACGGTAATTCCATTTCGGGCATTTCTTGTAGAGTTCGCGCATCGCCAGCACGTCATGGTCGCCGTAGTCAACGAACTGCGCCCACTCCTCGGGGTGAGTCTCCTTCGTGGCGCGGCGCAGCTTCATGTTCTTCGGGCGCGGCTTGCAGAAGAGTTGGATCAACTGCTTACCGGTATCGAGTTTGCGCTTGTCCTGATCGACTTTCAGCACATCACCCAGCTTCTCCAAACCGCCCGGGAGGGAGTGCGCCAATGCCTGCACCATCGTGTCCCGCCAACGATAGATTTGACCCCCCACCTCGCGCATAAGCGGTGTTGAGTTCGTCGCCAAACGGAAGACGGTGCGGTCGAATTGGCTGTTTTGAAACACGATCTCGTCGGCTTCAGCGAGTGCGGCGGCGAGGTCGTCCGGCATGTCCTCGCCTGTCGTCAAGTCCCAGCAATTGACCGGGCCGTCATCGATCGCATAGAAGAACAACATGATCTCGCACGCTTCGGCGTAAGCATACGTGCCGTGCGCGATCGGCTTTTCGCAATAGGTTTCCAGATCGCCGAACAGGATCATTGCATTCTCATAGGTGCAGGCATTACAAACAGGGGGCCTTCATCCGTTTCGATGAGAGCGGCTTCTCTGGCGGTCATTAGCGCGTTCATCGCTTGCTCATGTTCGCGTCGGATGATCCGGGCGCGTTGGTAGCCGTCGTACCACCACGCACGGGCGGGAGTGCTGCACCGACGGCGGCGCGTCCTCATACCCCTCCCCCAAGTGATGCTACTTGCCGCGTCAACTCGTCGATTTGCTCTTCCAAGTCCTTAATATAGTCTTCCGCCTCCCCTAGTTCTTGGGTTATGCCACGTAGGCCAGCGTTCAACCTGCGGGCTACTTCGGCGCTAGCCTGCGCGTCCTTCGGGCTCGCGTAGCACCAACGTTCTAGTTCGTTGTTCGTCAACCGTTCGTACAGCATCCCTATCTCCCCCAAGGTAAAGACCGTTGTCCTGATTAACGTTTAGTGCAGTTACCGACGTCCCAACGCGTGCGCAGCATACCCCCGCTTATGGACAGATCGAGTACGGGTGGAGCGGGGTTAGCGATCAGAACCGTTCAAACACCGACGTGGTCACTCCGTCGTTCATAGAAAGGGGGGCGTCCCCGTACTGCCAGCAGGTGCTTGGGTGGAGGATCCCATGCTAGCCCTTCGGTCGGGTCGTTGTGCCGATTCCTCGCGCTCACGCCGCCGGGTCTCCTCCACCCAAGCACCCGAAGGTGCCCCCTACCTTACCCCGCCAAGTTATCCTCTTCTTCCTCATCCACGCCAAGATCGTCAAAGTCATCCGGCGAGGCGGGAGCGCCACCGCCGAAGGCGTCGCCGTCTTTCACGAACTGCACACCTTTGAGTGAAGCGCTGATGCCGTTGCCTGAGTTGTCGTAGGCGAAGAACTCAATGGTTGCGTTCACATAGCAGCCGGCGTAAGGCCTACCATCGGCGGAGTCGAGCGGGTCTTTGTTGCGGTCGATGATGAGCGGGCGGGCCTTGTTGCCTGCTGTAAGGGCCATCATGCCGGCGTAACCGTCATAGTCCTTGGAGTCCCCGTCCTGAAAGCAGAACTTGTTGGGGTTGTTGCGGATGGATTTGAGGATGGCATCGGCCTTCTTGCCCCACTTCTCCTCGGCGGTCGCCTTAATAGCGGCCTCGATCTTGGCGTTTTGTTCCTTGTCGTTCTGGTTGACCAGGAAGGTCGCCTTGTGCTTCGGTTCGTCGCCGGGCTTGAATGCACGGGGGGTGAACAGGTCCGGGAAGGACAGGCGAACCTCCTTAAGCTTAACGGCTTTTGGGTTGTCTTTACTCATGTTTTCATTACTCCTTATCAAAGTTAAACAGCTCTGGGTACACCAGTCTTGCGGTTTGTGTCGCCGTCGCAATCGCCCGCCGTCGCTCGAAGTCATCCGGTATCTTCGCCGCTGCCACGAGTGCATCGCGGATCCTTGGGGGGAGTAACTCCGACATAGTAGGGCGCGGGGTGGGTAATTGTTTCGGCATAACGTTTCTCCTCTTTTTAGCCTGCGAGGTCTTCCCCCTCATCGACTACGTCAAAGTCATCCGCCACCGGTGTGATCACCAACGCGGGGCGCTTGTCGGATTCCGGTGCGACAGACGGGCTGCCGTCCGCTTGCCGAATCTCTTCTTTCAGCTTCAGCCATTGCTTGTGCCCGATGACCGTTGCCTCCTGCCCAAGCTTAAGATTGCCGTCCTTGTCGTACTTCGGCGCCAGCTTCTCGGCGGAGGTCGGACTGATGAGCTTGAAGTCGTACATATCCTCACGTTTCAAGCGCATCGACTTCATGAGGGCTTCGACAGCGGATTCACTGCCCCATTGACGGCTGCCCTTCCTGCCCTTCACCAGCTTGTAGCCGGGCACGGGGGTGCCGGCTAGCAGACGACGCTCAACCTCGGCGCGCACAGCCTTGCACCAATCCTCGATCAGGTCGACGGCGGCCATCTTGGTGCCGAGAATTGCAGCGTCCGCACTGGGTACGGCTTCCTCGACGATGTGCTTTATCTCGTCCAAGTCCTCAAACTCCGCACCGACATCCTCCTCCACCTTCTGCGCCAGCTTCGGGCACGTCGCCCGTGCGTCACAGAAGGTCGTGCGGCAGTGCTCGCCCGGTGTGAGGTACGAGTAATCCGGGCCGTTCTTCCAGTTGTCGTAGAACTTCATGACGTGATGCACTTGCTTGGCGCTCTTCAAGGCCTCGGCTTCGAACTCCCGAATCTCGCTGATGTCGATCTCCCAGTCGCTCGGCTCGAACTTGATGCGCGGTTGGTGGACGGTCAGGCAGGCACGGGTGAAGTTGTAAAGCAGATCGAGGTTGCGCAGCGCTCCACTGCCATACATCAGCAGCTGGGGGTTTTCTTCAACCTCGACCTCCACGCCTCTACCGAACTTCGCGTCGATCAAGTCCAACATGGCCGTATCGTCTTCCCACACCGAGACGATCACCACGTCACCGGTGCCTGTAGCATCCTCCTCCCCGGTCATGTGGTCGATCGGCAGCGGCTGCTCGACCAGCAGCTCGACCGACACCGCGCCTTCGAGCTTGCGCTGCTCGACACGGGCTCGCACCATGTCGACATAGACTTGCACGTACTCGGCCATGTCGTCCGTGACTTCCATCGAGTAGAAACGTGGCGTGAATTCGGCTTTGTCGACGTAGAGCAGGGCTTGACTGCCGGGGCACGTCATCCAACGCTTGGCGCCCGAGGGGGACAGCTTGGCGTGCTCGTAGTCCTCGGCTTCCAGCAATCGACCGATGTAGGCAGAGGCATCCGTGCCTTCGGCCAGGCACATCGCAGCAAGCTGATGCGCGATGGTGCCCTCGTCGGCGTATTTAGTGCTGGACATGCGGCACCTCCTTGGACTCCTCGTAGTTGCACAGCTGCCTGTGCGCGTCCTGCAGCTGCTCAATCAGCAATTCGCGGCTCTTGGCATCCTCTAGCACACGGAAGCAGGAGACGAGGCCCGTGACCGCGGAGTCGGTCTTGATACGCACGGTCGTCGACGCGCCGATCATTGTTGCTTCGAACGCCGTACTCATAGTGCACCCGTGAAGTATCCGGTGGCGAAGATCAGCAGGCCAACGGCGAAGCCCATGAGCAGGTAGACACGCGCCGCAGGACTATCGGTTTTGAAGTCGTCGATGACGGCGCCCAATACCATCAGGATGAACGAGAGCGCCAACGCCACTACCGCAGCAGGGATGATGAGGATCATTTGAGCAGCTCCTCCGCCTCGCGGCAGAAGGCGCTGATCTGTTCGGGCTTGAGCTTGGCGGTCTGCTCCACACCGAACTTCTTCAGCAACGCGACGATTTCGTTACGCTTCCCCGCCTTAACAGAGTCGGTCGTCAACCTCTTCGCTTCGTCAAGCGTGTAATCCTTATCGCCACTTGATTCGCCAGTACCGGATGGTGCACTTGACTCGGAGTCGCTCGTGGTGCCAGTAGATGGTGCTGACACCTTCTCCTGCTTTGGGGCTTCCGCCTTTTCCGTCTCGGGCTTCGGGGGCTCTGGATTCTCTCTCACCGGCCTATCTTGCGCGATGCGCAAATCCAGAGCGTGCACCACCGCGCTCAGCTGCTCAACGTTGTGGATCGTGATGGTCATCGGGAACATGTTTGCAATTTCTCCTTGGTTGAGGTTGTTGGCGCTTCTGTGACTTCAATGTAGCAAACGCTAAAAAGGAGGTCAAGGGGTGTAGTGAAAAATAAATGTATTGGCCAACAAAAAGCCGCCCGAAGGCGGCGGTTTAGTAGTCCTGGGGCCTACCGGCGGAGCCCCTTCTTCAGATTGAAGAGCTCAAACAGTGCGGGGCGCATCTGGCGGTGGTTGACCGTGCCTTGCTCTGCTTCCCAGTTTTGCCAAGTTCGTTCTGACACGCCGAGTAAGTCAGCGGCTTCCGCTTGGGTCAGTCCGCAGGCGCCACGTGCGGCTTTGATCTCTGTTGGGGTAGGTGGTTTCATTTCTATTCAGACGTTGCGCAGCACTCTGCCTAAGCGAATCACGCGATTCACAAGAACGCGCACAGTTGCCGGGTCGTTCAGTATCATCGCATTATGATCAAGATGCGGCACGAAGCGAAGAACAGACAGTTGCAACATTGCGTCGTCGCGCGCGGCTTTGATGGTGTCCATGCTATACCCCATCCTTCGTTTGCGCGTTTAATTCTTGCAGATATTGCAGCGTTGGGATTGCTTCGTACTTCACAGTATTAAGCGCAGCGACCTTATGTCCGTCGAATGTTTCCATGATCGCTTGTTTTGTTGTTTTGTCTCTTATAACCCAAGATGTGATTTTCATTTTATCCCCTATTATTTGTTTGGCGACCAGCGGACGAACAACGTGCCGTCTTCCCGAGATTCTAAAACGTCAAGCTTGCGACGATTAGCGAAGCGCACTGCTTGGATTAAAGACCTGAATTCTGTTCCGCCGACTTTGAACATTTCGTTTCTCCCTTCGCCTGGTTCGTTAGTCGGCTCTTACGAGCGTCGCCTTTACTGCAGAAGGATTTCCGTACATTCTCGCGAAACTTACAGCGTCGCTTTCATTTTCTGCGACTTGATAGCAAAGATGGCGATTTTTGCGGTCTGTGATTTCGTAGATGTTTTTCATTTCGTTTCTCCCGGTTGTTCGCTGCATGACTGCAGAATAGCACACATTGAGTGGGTTGCAAGAACTATTTTTGCGGTTCAACTTTTCACAAGTTTGATCAGCCGGGCGATGTAGTCGTCGTCGACCCCCTCGCGCTCAAGCGCATGCGCGTACGCCAGGCTCACTATCTCAGCCGTGCGTGCGTGAGGCAGTTGAACGCCTTGCGCATGGAGCGCGGACGCCACTGCGGCCACGACCTGATTGATCAACGAGGCGGACGAAGGCCCAGAGGGGACTACGTCCATCCACCCCTGTGGCAGCTTCATCGTTTTCTCGATGTAGCGCGCCGTCTTCTCTGAAACAGGTTTGCCCCCTTGCGCGATCGGCCGGATCATCTGCGACAAGTAGGAAGGCCCACCATACTTCAATTTTTTCGCCAAGGCACTGGGGCCGCCCCAACGGCCTATTAGCGTGCGCAAGTTACTCTTGCGGATGGTTTGTGAATCCAACATCAACGACCTTTTTACAGAAGTGCGGCGTTCGCTAAAGCCCATTCCCTTGTTTGTCATCGTCTTCTCCTCAAAAATTGCTTTTCATAGTGCGACTAGCGCCGTCTGCTTAAGCTGAGATAAGTCAAACGACCCGAAAGTTCTTGAAGCGGTGTTGAGCAAACGCTACACTTCGTTTAGCTAATTGGACGAAGGAAAGACATGACATTTAAGCAACGTAGAAAGGGGGCCACTCCCGCGGGCGTGTTGCATTCGCTACACAATCTTCGGTGCAAGAACCTGCTGTCGCTAGTCGGTGAAGGCAAGCGCTTTGCATCCCAAAACGATCTCGCCAAGGCGCTGGACCTTGCTAGCGGTTCATACCTCTCACAAATGGTCGGCCCGGCACCCCGCCGCCGCTTCACGGAGGTGGCGGCGCGGCGGTTCGAATGCCGTTTGAAACTCCCTGTGGGCTGGTTAGACACGCAACAGGGGTGAGCCATGGCCGCTCACGATACGCGGCGCAAGGTTGCCGCCCTCATGCCGCTGGTCGAGCGCATGCATCGCGGCCATTGCTGGGTCAAGACGCCGAACGGGCCACGACACATCCGCGACGAGTTCACCGAATTCATGCTGGCGGAGCATTGCGCCGGGCGGAAGGCTTATGGGCTCTGCCCGATCGCGCCAGGCGAAAGCACGTGCCGGGTGGCCTGTCTGGACTTCGACAGCCACGGGGGAGAGACGCCGTGGACGACGATGATCGAGAAGGCGCGCGATGTCGCCTTCGCGCTGGGGCAAGACGGCTACACGCCACATCTGTTCCGGTCGAGCGGCGGGCGCGGCATCCATCTGTACTTGCTCTGGAACGAGCCGCAAGACGCCTACAGCGTGCGCACGATGCTGTGCACGGTGCTGGAGTCAATGGGCCTGAAGAGCGGTACGGGCGGGGTGGCGAAGGGGCAGGTGGAGGTCTTTCCGAAGCAGGACAGCGTCGCGCTTGGTTCTTATGGCTCCATGTTTATTTTACCGGGCAGTGGTGAAAGTGAGTTTTTAGGAGAAGAAAAAGAATGACGACACCGAAACACATCATCGGTTTATCGGGAGGCAAGGACAGCACGGCGATGGCGCTACGGCTGGCTGAGATCGAGCCGCGCGACTACGAGTACATCGCAACGATGACGGGCAACGAACTTCCTGCCATGCAGGCGCATCGCGCGAAGCTCGAACAGTTGCTCGGTAAGCCGATCCTCGACGTCGGTCTGCCTGGCCTCGCCACTGGTGACGGTCTGCTCGACTTGATCGAGGCCATGGGGATGTTGCCCAACTTCCGGGCACGCTGGTGCACCCGCATCCTCAAGATCGAACCGACGATCGAGTATATGGAAAGCCTACCGCCCGGCTCGGTGCTCTATGTCGGGCTGCGCGCCGACGAGGAGGAGCGCCGAGGCATCTACGGCGAGGACATCGAGATCGACTTCCCTATGCGCCGATGGGGGTGGGGTGAATCGGATGTGTGGCGCTACCTTCAGCAGCGCGGGGTCACTATCCCGAACCGCTCAGATTGCGCTTGGTGCTACGGTCAACGGCTAGGAGAGTGGTACGCCTTATGGAAGAAGCACCCGGACATATACGAACAAGGCGTTCAAGTTGAAAAGCGGCACGGTCACACATTTCGTTCGCCGCGGCGCGACAGTTGGCCGGCGGCGTTGACCGATCTGCGTGAGGCATTCATCACGCGCGGGGCGCCACGCGGCGCAGAAGCCGCGATGCGAGAGGACGGCGCTTGCCGCGTGTGTTCGCTATGAGCGCCATTCCAACATGGGTTGCTTCCAACCCGGTGCCGGTGCTCGTACGCCCGCCAAAACCGGAAAGACAGATCACCGCCACCCCCGAGCTGGCGCAGCTGCGCTCGGCGCTGGACGCCATCCCGAATGACTCCGACCCGCTGGATTATGACCAGTGGAGGAATGTCATTTTTGCAATCCACCACGCCACGGACGGCAGCAGCGACGGCTTGGCGATCGCGCACGAATTCTCGGCCAGATCCGGCAAGTACGACGCCGAGTTTCTAGAGGAGCGCGTGTGGCCCTACGTCGGCGTCAACTCGTCCGATCCGATCACCGAACGGACCATCTTCGCGCTGGCCGGTCAGCACGGATGGATCGATCCGGCCGTCATGGACGAGTTCGACGTCGTCGAGGCGGATGACGCCGACGAGTTCGAGGCCCTGCCGGACGAGAAGGAACCGGGCAAGAAGCCCCGCTTCCAGGTACTCGACGAGGACGAGTTCCTCGACGCGCCCCCCATGTCCTGGCTTATCAAGAACGTGGTGCCCAAGGCAGAACTCGGCGTGATCTACGGCGAGTCAGCCAGCGGCAAGAGCTTCATGGCGTTGGATATCGGTGCGGCAGTCGCGCGCGGCATGCCCTGGCGCGACCACAAGGTGACGCAGGGGCGGGTGGTGTACATCGCTGCCGAAGGTGCTGGCGGCTTCCGCAAACGCATGACCGCCTACCGCATGCATAACGAACTTGAACGCACCGGGGTGCAGATCATCGCCGACGCCCCGAACCTGATCGAGAAAGCCGATGCGGTTGACATCTGCAAATCGATCCTCGCGGGGGGTAAAGCCGATCTGGTCATCATCGACACCCTCGCGCAGTCGATGCAGGGCAACGAGAACAGCGGTGAGGACATGGGGCGGGTGCTGGCCCACTGCAAGGGCATCCATCGCGCCACGGGCGCCATGGTGGTGTTGGTGCATCACAGCGGTAAGGATTCGGCCAAGGGGGCGCGCGGGTGGTCAGGGTTGCGGGCGGCTTGCGATGTCGAGCTGGAAGTAGTGAGGGCCGACGACGACCGGGTTCTCACCGTCACCAAGCAAAAGGACGGGGGAGACACTGCCGAATTCGGCTTCAAGCTGGAAGTGGTGCCCATCGGGATGGACGACGATGGGGATGTGATTTCGTCGTGTGTGGTGGCGCATGGGGCGGTAGCGCGGGGCGTTAAGAGGGGGCCGCAAAGTAAAACGGAACAGTTGGTTTATCGGACGATGATGGACCTCATTTCGCCGGGCGGGGATTGGCCGACTAGGGATGAAGTGGTTGAGGAGTGCTTGGCCCGTACCACGGTGCCTGAGGGCAAAAGGGATACAAGACCACGGCAGTACAGGCAGGCAATCGACAGCCTTATGACGCGTGGGGCGGCCATTGCGGAGGGCTTGCGCATGGGGCCGCCCGACTAACCCACGTCAGCGAAGAAGGGTGACCACCCCCCGGCGTAGGGATAGCCACCCTTTTTCCTGGAGGCTGATCATGGCGCGATCAACACGAAAATGCCGAGTGTCGCGTTTGCCCGGCTCTAAAGGGGGGAGGAGCCGGGCTATCGCTTCATCCACCACGTCTTTCAGCATCACGTCCCCGGCCAGCGAGAAATCGCTCACAACCCCATATATCACCTGTTCAACCTTCCCTTTACGGTCCCGTTCACGCTGCGCCATCGCGGCTTTCCCTTCAGGGGAGTCAAGCCAACGTCTGAGGCCTTCGGCTCTGGCTTTGACAAGCTTCTTATACGAGGCTGTTTGGGCTTTCAACCGATGGAAGGTGCAGAATTTTGGAGGCGCGAATTTGGCCCACTCCCACGGATTGTCCGTGGCCGTACGGACTTCTAATGGGATGAGGCAACCGCGGTGGGAGCAGGAGGTCACCCACGCTTTCAGAGTGATCTGGCGACCGTCGCGAGTGGTGTGGGGGGAGGTCTCTTTGTAGTTAAAAGTACGGCCGTCGAGGTGTGTGAACGTCGTTTTGATAGGCATAAAAAGTTTCTTTCAGGAAAGGTCGTAACACGAGGGGTCTAATATGCCCCGTAAGCTTGTTGCGGAGGTATTGTAACACGGAGAGTGGAAGGGTTAAGACTGCCGAGTGCGCGTTAAAACGGTTGAAACATTTAAACTGAAGTTCTTCCCGCCCAAAATCGAGGGCGGTTGGTACGTGCACTCTCACTCTCTTTATGAGAGTGCACGCACCCCCCGCGATGGGTTCCCTAAAAATCGAGGAGAAAATCCACCATGCCGATACCTGCAAAATTTAACGAGCGGGGCCGGAGAGTCGGGGAAAGCCACCCCAGGGCCGTACTAACCGACCATGAGGTTGAGTTGCTGTTGGGCCTGCTTGACGAGCGTGAAGCATTGGTTGCCGAAATGCTAAAAGCAGGGGCAACGGCATTGGCGATTGTGCGGGCGCTGAAGGCGAGGGGGTTGACCCTGCGACTGCTGGCCGTGAAATTCGAAATCAGCAAAGGGCATGTGGCCAAGATCCAGCGCGGGGAACGCAGATGCCAGACGCCCGTTTGGGTTGGGGGTGGGGCCTAGGTATGCCCAAGGGCGAAAAAACCGCGTGGTGGGCCGTTTGGTGCGTTTGCGGGGCGTGAAAGCGTGTCCTTGAGCTAAGGCCGCAGCCGTAGACTTACGCACATGGCACGCCAAAGTACATTTTCCGAAGTAGTCGCAGCCGAGATCGTCGAACGCATCTCCACGGGCGAAACTTTGCGTGCGATTTGCCGCAGTGATGGGATGCCAGCATGGAGAACGGTTTACGATTGGATTGACAACAACGCAACATTCGCCGCAGCGATCGCGCGCGCGCGCGTTCTCGGTCACGACGCAATCGCCGAGGAGACGGTCGACATTCTCGACAAGGAGCCGGAACGCGGGAAGGATGGCAAGATCGATCCTGGCTATGTGCAATGGCAGAAGAACCGCGCCTACCAGCGCATGCAGCTGCTGGCGAAGTGGTCACCGAAGAAGTACGGTGACCGCATCGAGATCGACGCCAAGGTCGACATAGGCGTGGCCGAACGCTTGGCACGCGCCCGCAAGCGCACCACAACCCCTGACGAAGACGACGGCAGTGACCTCGCAGGCTGACGCAGCGCTGGCTGATGATATTGCGCGCTTCTACGCGGACCCTCTTGGGTTTGTCCTGTTCGCCTACGATTGGGACTCTGACCCCTCGTTGCAGGTGGTCGAGCTGCCCGCCCCTTGGAACCTCCGTTACGACAGCCAGTACGGCCCGGATGCGTGGGCATGCGAGCTACTTGATCGCATCGGCAACCAGGTCAAGGCCAACGCCTTCGATGGCGTCCACGCCGTCAAGGCGATCCGCGAAGCGATCGCCAGCGGCCACGGTATCGGCAAGAGCGCGATTACCGCTTGGCTCGTCAACTGGATCATGTCCACCCGCCCGTTCGCCAAGGGCACGGTGACCGCCACCACCGCGCCGCAGCTTGAGTCCAAGACCTGGGCTGAGATCGCGAAATGGAGCAAAAAGAGCATCACCGGCCACTGGTTCGACATCACTACCGGGCGCGGCTCGATGAAGATGGTACACAAAGAGCATCCGGAGTCGTGGTATTGCACCGCTCAAACGTGCCGCGAGGAGAACAGCGAGGCGTTCGCCGGGCAACACGCCGCGAACTCCACTTCGTTCTATGTGTTCGATGAGGCCTCGGGCGTCCCCGACACGATCTGGGAAGTGGCCGAGGGGGGTTTGACGGACGGTGAGCCGATGTTCTTCGCCTTCGGCAACCCGACCCAGAGTTCCGGCGAGTTCCATAACTGCTTTCACACCAAGCGCCACCGCTGGAACACGCAGCAGATCGACAGCCGCACGGTGCAGATCACGAACAAGCAGGTTATCGATGAGTGGATCACCGACTACGGCCTCGACTCCGACTTCGTCAAGGTGCGCGTGCGCGGCATGTTCCCGGCGATGTCGGCCAAGCAGTTCATCTCGGTGGCTGACGTGGATGCCGCATATGGACGCCATTTGCGTCCCGAGCAATACGCGTTCGCGCCGAAGATCCTCGTCTGCGACCCGGCGTGGGACGGGGACGACGACCTCGTCATCGCGCTGCGGCAGGGCCTGAAGTTCGAGGTGCTGCGCGTGATCCCGAAGAATGACAACGATGTCGAGATCGCCAATATCCTGGCGCGGCTGGAAGATGAGCACGAGGCGGACGCCGTGTTTCTGGACAAGGGCTACGGCACCGGCATCTACAGCGCCGGGTCGACGATGGGGCGCGACTGGCTGATGGTGGACTTCGGCAGCGCCTCGCCCGACCCAGGCTGCCTCAACATGCGTGCCTACATCTGGCGCGAGATGCGCGATTGGTTGAAGGAAGGCGGCGCAATCCCGAAAGATCCCGTGCTGCACACCGAGCTGGTCGGCATCCAGACCGTGCCGCGCATGGAGGGCTTGATTCAGTTGGAGGCCAAGAAGGACATGAAGAAGCGCGTTGGCTTCTCCCCGAACCGCGCCGATGCGCTGGCGATTTCGTTCGCCTACCCCGTGACCCGCAAGGCGCGCGGCTTGTCCGCCCGTCGCCCCAACGCGCCCCAACGCGAGCACGACCCGTATGCCTCCCTAAACCGTGTCCTTGACGCGAACCCGGTCGAGCATAATCCCTACGACTTGCGTTAAGGGGACGGGGGATGGTCGAGGTACGGGAATGCTCGATGCTGGTGTTCTGGGCGCTCAATGAGACGCCCGCGCTGCTTGCCGAATACGCGGAAGAAGCCGCGAATGCGCACCTGCCCCCGCCGAACCCCTCACAACCGATGTACTTCCAGATGGAGCGCGCCGGCATACTGCACACCGCCATAGCGATGGTGGACGGCGAGATGGTGGGCTTTCTCGCGCTGCTGGTGAACCGCAACCCGCACTACAGCGAGGTGTTGGCGGTGGCTGAGTCCTTTTTCGTCGCGCAAGCGCACCGCAAGACGGGCGCCGGGCGGATGCTGAAGAGATGGGCGGAAGCAAAAGCAGAGGAGCAGGGAGCTTTGGGCCTGTACTTTAGCGCTCGCGTCGGTAGCACGCTCGCCCAAATGTTTGAGCGCGAACGGGCATACCGGGAGACCAACCGCATCTTCTTCAGGAGTTTTACGAATGAGTGAAATCACCATACCCCGGCCTGCCGGAGTGGTGCCCGCGACCAGCCCTGCCGGCCTCGATCTCGTCAACCAGATCGAGAAACGCGTATTGGAGACGCCACAACTGAAGCTGATCACGCGGCACGTGATCCACGCCGGCGTCTACAGCCGCACGATCTGTGTACTGAAGGGCACCGTGATGACCAGCGCGCTGATCAAGGTGCCGACCACGGTGACGATATGCGGCGATGCGTCGATGCTGGTCGGCGACGCGCGCGAGGTACGCGTCAAGGGTTATGAGGTGGTGGCCGCCAGCGCTGGGCGCAAGGTGGCCTACATCGCGCACGAGGACACGTACATCACGATGAGCTTCAAGACCAACGCCCGTTCCGTCCACGAGGCCGAGGCGGAATTTACCGACGAGCACGAGCGGCTGATGTCACGCCGTGGTGTCAATGAAGTCGTCATTACAGGGGAGTGAGCCATGTCAGGAGCAATCAGCGTTGGAACGATAGCCACCGCCGCCGCAGTCGGGGTTGGCACCATGGCCGTTATGAAGTCCATGCAGCCGTCAGGCGGGCAGAGCACGCCCGCCACGCCTACCGCGCCGCCCACCCCGCAGGCCCCAAAGGCACCCGACCAACGCGCGCTGCGCCAGGCCTCGGGCGGGAACTACGGCGCGCCCACCCCAGGCGCGACCGGCACCATGTTGACAGGGGCCTCGGGCGTCGATCCCTCTGCCCTGAACCTCGGCAAGAACACGCTCTTAGGGCAGTGACATGGAGAACGGCCTGACCAAGAAGCAGGAGTACATGTACCGCAAGAGCGCGCTGTGGGCGGAACGCTCTTCATGGATCAACCGCTACCAGCAGATCACGGACTTCTTGCTGCCGTACTCAGGCCGTTACTTCGCGCAGGACCGTAACAAGGGCGACCGCTCGTTCAACCACATCTATGATTCGACCGCTACCGGTGCCTTGCGCATCCTGACCGCCGGCATGATGGCCGGCATGACCTCGCCCGCACGGCCATGGTTCCGGCTCGCCACCACCGACCGCGAGATGATGGAGTACGAACCGGTCAAGTACTGGCTGCACGACGTCACGGAGCTGATGCGCGACATCTTCTCCAAGTCGAACACCTACAACGCGCTGCACTCGCTGTACCAAGAGCTGGGCGCGTTCGCCACCGGCGTGTCGATCGTCGAGCCGAATTTCGACAACGTCATCCACCACACCGTGCTGACCACCGGGCAGTACGCGCTCGCGGCCAACGACCTGGGTTACGTCGACACGGTGTGCCGCGAGTTCGAGATGACGCTGATGAACGTGGTCAGCAAGTTCGTCAGGCGCGCGGACGGCTCGATGGACTGGTCGACGGTCTCGCCCACGATCAAGCGGATGTGGGACACCGGCAAGAACCACGATTCGTGGGTACCGGTCATCCATCTCATCCAGCCGCGCGAAGACCGCGACGTCCGCAAGCGCGACGCACAGAACATGCAGTTCGCTTCCTGCTACTTCGAACCCGGCCGCGAAGACGGCGACGAGCGCTTCCTGCGCGAATCCGGCTACAAGCGCTTTCCGGCACTGGCGCCGCGCTGGGATGTGTCGGGCGGCGACGTGTATGGGCACGGCCCGAGCTTCGACGCCTTGGGCGACATCAAGCAGCTGCAGCAGGAGCAGTTGCGCAAGGGCCAAGCGATCGACTACAAGACGAAGCCGCCGATTCAGGTGCCAGCCGAGCGCAAGAACTCGGTGCTCAACCAGCTGCCGGGCGGCGTTAGCTACGTGCCGATGAACGGCCAGAGCCAGCCGGTGCGCCCGCTGTTCGAAGTCAACCTCGACCTGCAGCATCTGCTGATGGACATCCAGGACGTGCGCAGCCGTATCAACAGCGCGTTCTACGCCGACCTGTTCCTCATGATCTCGCAAGACAACCGCCGCACGCCGGCCACTGCCACCGAGATCGCCGAGCGCCACGAAGAGAAGCTGCTGATGCTCGGCCCCGTGCTGGAGCGCTTGCACAACGAGCTGCTGTCGCCGAAGATCGACATGACGTTCACCGCGATCGTCGAGTCCGGGATCCTGCCGCCGCCACCGCGCGAGCTGCAGGGGGTGGACTTAAAAGTCGAATTTGTCTCGTCACTGGCGCAAGCACAGAAGATGGTGGGCTTGGGCTCGCTCGACCGCTTCATCGGCACCGTTGCGCAGATGGCCGCTGGCAGCGGCGACGCTTCGGTGTGGGACAAGGTCAACAAGGATGAAGCGATCGACCGCTATGCTGACCTGCTCGGCGTCGACCCGAGCGTCATCGTGGCCGACGACAAGGTCGCCATAGTGCGCGACGAACGCGCCAAGGCCATGGCCGCGCAGCAGAAGGCGGCGATGGTGCCCGCCGCCGCAGGAGCCGCCAAGGACTTGGCCGGCGCCGACACTTCCGGGCAGAACGCGCTCACCGACATCATGCAGCAGGTGCAGGGCTACAACGCGACCGTGTAAAACCGTGTCCTTGACGCGGCGGGTTGCCTTTACAGTTGGCACGCATGACAGACGAGTACAACCCGATTGATATCGCCGAACAGGAACGCACTGCCGCCGAATACGCGGAAGAGGAGCGACGCCGGAGAGATCAGGAGATCAGCGACTTGTGCAAGGTCATGGGCAGCAAAGAGGGCCGGCGCTTCATGTGGCGGCTGTTGAGTGAGGCGGGCGTTTATCGATTGAGTTTCAGTTCTGACCTGGCGACGATGGCTTTCAACGAAGGCAATCGCAATGCGGGGTTGAAGCACTTGAACGACATCATGACCGCATGCCCCCATCTCCACGCCTTGATGCTGGACGAGCAGAAACAAGCAAAGGAAAGATATGACCAACGAAACGCAGACCGCAGGAACAAGCGCTCCCGCTAGCACGACGACAGACGCTCCGGCACCCGTCGCAAGTGCGGCTCCCGTGTCGACGGACACGACACCGGGTTCGCTTTTGACGACGGAGGCATCGGCATCCACCGAGCCCCACGCCGAACCTGCCACTGCGCCCGCGGGTCAGGAAGCCACGCAAGAGAAGGACGAGCCGCAAGGTGCTCCCGAGAAGTACGAATTCGCGACACCGGAAGGCGTCAAGTTCGACGAAGGGATCACTGAAAAGCTGTCGGCGCTCGCCAAAGAAAAGAACCTCTCGCAGGAGGACGCGCAGAAGTTCGCCGACCTCGGGGTGGAAGTCGCGAAGCAAACGCGCGACGCCTACGCCAAGCAGATCGAGGAGGTCCAAATGAAGTGGGCCAACGATTCCCGCGTCGACAAGGAGTTCGGCGGCGACAAGCTAGCCGCAAACATGGCGGTCTCGAAGCGCGCGCTTGAAGCGTTCGGCAGTCCCGAACTCAAGCAAATGCTCAACGAGACTGGGCTTGGCAACCACCCCGAAATCATCCGCGCATTTTTCCGCGTGGGGCAGGCGATCAGCGAAGACAAGCTTGTGCCGGGGGGTAAAGCACCGAACACCGCGGGGGATGCGCGCTCTTTTTACGGCAATAGCCAGATGAACCCTTAACACCTTTTCGATAAGGAAAACGAATCATGTCTACATTAGCGACTACCCATCCAACCTTGTTGGATGTGGCGAACCGGCTGGACAAGAACGACAACGTGTTGCAAGTCGTCGAGATGCTGCATCAAACCAACGAGATTTTGGACGACGCCGTTTGGCTGGAAGCGAACGAGCTGACCGGTCACACTACCAGCGTGCGCACCGGTATCCCCGAACCGACTTGGCGCAAACTGTACGGCGGTGTGCAACCGACCAAAAGCACCAGCGTGAAAGTGCGCGAGAGCTTAGGCATGCTGGAGAACTACGCCGAGGTGGACAAGGCGTTGGCTGACTTGAACGGCAACAGCGCGGCATGGCGCATGTCGGAAGAGTCCGCGATCATCGAGGGCTTTGGGCAGAAGCTGGCCCGCTATATGATCTACGGGAACGAGGCGACCGAACCAGAAGGCTTCACCGGCTTAGCACCGCGGTTCAATGATCAAGCCGCCGTCAACGGGGAGAACATCCTCACTTCCGCCGCGACGCCGGACGGTACCGACAACACGTCCTTGTGGGTCGTCGGCTGGGGGCCTAACACCTGCCACATGGTCTATCCAAAAGGATCCAAGGCTGGGTTGCAAATCCAGGACAAGGGCCAGGTGACGATCGAGAACGTGGACGGTTCGGGCGGTCGCATGGAAGCCTATCGCACCCACTACAAGTGGGACGCCGGCATGGTGGTGCGCGACTGGCGTTACATCGTGCGCGTTAACTTCGACTTGGAAGACATCGTCGCCTCGGGTGCCACTGGCCCGGTGCTGCGCGACCTCCTAGCTAAAGCCATGCGCCGCATCCCGAACCTGAACAACTGCCGTCCCGCGATCTACATGAACCGCGACGCGTTGGACGCCTTCGACTTGCAGATGAACCGCGACCCGCTGTTGCAGTTCAAGACGCAGGAGGAGGCCCAGGGCAAGTTCGTCACCCGCTTCCGCGGCGTGCCGATCCGCCGTGTGGACCAGATCACCAGCACCGAATCCGGCATCTAATCTTAGGAGAAGCGAATCATGATACTCGACGAACGCACAGAATTTGCCGACGCCGTATCGGTGGCAGCAGCTGCCGGCACCGCCCTGATCGGCGACGTAATCGACTTGAACCCGACCACGATCGCGCCGAACACCACGCTCGATCTGGGCGCAAGCGGCATGTATCTCGTGATCCAAACGGATACCGAGGTCATCACCGCTGGCGCTGCGGGCACGATCCAGTTCAAGCTGTCCAGCGATGCACAGGCCGCGATCGCGACCGATGGCTCGGCTACTGATCACATCATCTCGGCTTCGCTGGTGACCGACGACGCCGCGGCGAACTCGGCGGCACTGAACGCCGGTGGCGTGATCTACGTCGGCAAGCTGCCGCACGGCAGCTATGAACGTTACCTCGGTATCCTGGCCGTCATCGGCACCACGACCGTGACAGCGGGGAAGATCAACGCCTTCTTGACGCACGACCCCGCCGTCTATCGTGCCTACGCTGACTACGTCGGTTAAGGAGGTGGAGCATGTCTGACAATAAGACAACTGAATCCATCCTGCTGGTGGCCATCGAACGCGGTTTCCTGCAGGGCCGCATGGTGGAACCGGGGCAGACCTTCCAGTTCAACCCGGTCGGCGCGGATGGCAAGCCCCGCAAGCTGCCCAAGTGGGCCGCAAAAAAGGGCGACCCCGTCTTGAACAAGCCGAAGCCGGTGGCGGGGGACTTGAAGCCCAAAGCCGCGCAAGACGCTTCGAAGAAGAAGCGTGATGGGCTGATTGACGATCTAGCGGGTTAGCCCCACCGTAGCACCAATCGACGGGGCCTTCGCGCCCCGTCATTTCATGGAGTCGATCTGTGGCTTCAAAAATAGATATTTGGAACACGGCGCTGTCGCACCTTGGGCATAAGGCGAATATCACCGACCCAGACGAAGTGAGCGCGGAAGCCAACCACTGCCGGCGCTTTTACCCCATCGCGCTGGGCACCACGCTGGAGCGTTTCGCGTGGTCGTTCGCCATGCGCCGCGTGGCACTGGCCGAAGTAACCAACCCAGTGGACCATTGGATGTTCGCGTATGGCTTACCCAACCCCTGCGTCGCGGTGCGCGCCGTGCTGCCGCCCGCCTGCACCGACGACACCCAGGAGCAGGAATACGCGATCGAAGCCGATGAGAACAACGACGCGGTGCTGTACACCAACCAAGAAGCCGCCGTTCTCAAGTACACCACACGCATTGAGGATACGACGAAGTTTTCTCCGCTGTTCGTCATGGCCGTTTCCGCCGAACTTGCGGCGCTGCTGGCCGGGCCGATCCCCAAAGACCCGAAGAAGCGGCAAGAGATGCAGCAGCTCGCGATCTACTACATCGGCCTTGCGGAGGCGAACAACGCCAACAGCGGACAGAGCAGCCGTGCCTACGACAGCTTCACCCCCAGCCACCTGGCGGCGCGATGAGCATCGTCAAGACCCTATCGCGCTCCTTCGCCTCCGGAATCATCGGTCCTGAGCTGTTCGGGCGCTTGGACCTAGCGAAGTTCCAAACCGGGCTGGCGGAGGCGCTGAACTTCTGGGTGCTGCCGCACGGCCCCGTGCAAAACCGGCCGGGATTTGAGTACGTGTTGGAGGTGAAAGACTCAAGCAAGGCCACGCGCGCGGTGCCCTTCTCCTACAGCACCGAGCAGACGTTCGTCATCGAGTTCGGAGACCAGTACGTGCGCTTCCATACGCAAGGCGCGACGCTGCTAGAGACTGGGCTGACGATCACCGCCATCTCAAAGGCGAACCCGGGCGTGCTGACCTATACCGGCACCGACCCCAGCAACGGCGACTGGATGCACCTAGCGGGCATCGGCGGCATGACACAGTTGAACGGGCGTTACGTGAAGGTGGCGAACGTGAACACCGGGGCTAATACCTTTGAGCTGACCGACATCCATGGCGGCGCCAACATCAACACCAGCGGCTACACCACCTACACCAGCGGCGGCACGGCGTCGCGGGTCTACACGGTCGCCACCCCCTACCTAGAGGCCGACCTCTTCGATCTACACTTCGTGCAATCTGCGGACGTGCTGACTATCGTGCACCCCAACTACGCCCCGCGCGAATTGCGCCGGCTGGGGGCCACGAACTGGCAGTTATCGACGATCGCCTTCGCCCCCACCATCGCCGCTCCTGGCGCGCCATCTCTTAGCGTGGGGGGCCCGGGCGGTGGGTCGCCGGTGTCGCACACCTACAAAATGACCTCCGTCGCCTCGGAGACGCTGGAGGAGTCGCTTGCCTCGGCGTCCGCTAGCGCTTCGGTCGACATGAACGTGGCGGGCAACTACATCGCGGTGTCGGTCCCTGCGTTCGTGACGGGCGCGGTGCGCTATAACGTCTATAAGCTGGACAACGGACTGTATGGCTATATCGGGCAGACGGACGGCAACGTCTTCATTGATGACAACATCACGCCGGACCTCAGCCAAACCCCGCCGGAAGAGAACACCCCATTCCTGTCCGCGGGCGATTTCCCCGGCGCCGCCGGCTACCACGAGCAACGCCGCTGTTTCGGGGGCACCAACAACAAGCCGCAGAATTTCTGGGCGACCCGCTCGGCCACCGAGAACAATCTTAGCTACTCGATCCCCACCCGCGACGATGACGCTATCGCTTTTCGCATCGCGTCGCGCGAAGCTAACCGCATTCGGCATATTGTTTCGCTGGACCGGTTGCTGTTACTGACATCGGGCGGGGAATGGCAAGTGGCCCCGCAGAACTCCGACGTGCTGACGCCCACCACTGCCGCACCGAAGACCATCGCGACCGAAGGCGCGAGTAACGTCCAGCCCGCAGTCACCTCCGGCTCCGTCATCTACGTGCAAGAGTCAGGCAGCCGCATGCGGGAGATGGCTTATTCTTGGGAAGCCAACGGTTACCAGGTCAAAGACATCTCCATCATGGCCCCGGATTTGTTCGACGAGTATGAGATCGTCGATCTCGCCTACGCCAAAGCGCCCTATAAATTCGTTTGGTGCGTGCGTGACGACGGGCAGTTGCTCAGCATGACGTATCTGCCAGAGCATCAAGTGCTCGCGTGGTGTCACCACGATACGTTAGGGCTGTTCGAATCCGTCGCTTGCGTGAAAGAGGGGAAGGAGTACGTCTTATATGCGGTGGTGCGGCGCACGATCAACAGCCGTACGGTGCGGTACATCGAGCGCTTGCACACCCGCCAGATCAGCGACCCCGCCGATTCCTTCTTTGTCGACGCTGGCGCGACGTACGATGGCAGCGCCACGACAACGATCACCGGTTTGTGGCATCTTGAGGGGGAGGAGGTGGCGGTGCTGGCCGACGCCGCAGAGGTAACGGGCGTGACGGTCACCAACGGCGCGATCAGCTTGGACTACGAAGCCAGCGTCGTGCACATCGGCTTGCCGATCACGGCCGACCTGCAAACGCTGCCGCTTTCGCTTGAAGCTCAGGCCCTTGGCCAAGGGCTGACCAAGAACGTCAACGAGGTCTACCTGCGGCTGAAGGATACTTCCGGCATCCGCATCGGCCAGAGCTTCGAAGACGACGACATGGTCGAGATGACGATGCGGTCGGATGAGCCTTACGGTACGCCACCGGCGCTGATGACGGGGGTAACGCAAGTCACCGTGCTGCCTGAATGGGGGCAGGACGCGCAAGTCTGCATCCGCCAAACAGCGCCACTGCCTTGCACGGTGCTGTCGATGACGCTGGAAGTGGCCATCGGGGGGTAAAACCGTGTCCTTGTGGCTGGGGGCCGGCGTTACCCTTGGCACTTATCATTCAGGAGGAAGCGGTATGTCCGGGGCAATGAGCGCGGGGACGATGGGCTCGATCATGATGGGGATGCAGGTTGCCGGGGCTGTCACGAGCGCGCAGGGCGCCGCACAGCAATCGCAGGCGACCAAGGCCGCATACGAATACCAGTCGGCTGTCAGCAGCAACAATGCGCAGCTCGCGCAATGGCAAGCGCAAGATGCCTTGCAGCGCGGCGCGCAGGCCGAGCAGCAGCAACGGCTGAAGACGGCGCAATTGAAGGGCAGTCAGCGCGCACGCCTCGCCGCGAACGGGGTCGCGTTGGACGAGGGCTCGGCGCTGAACGTGTTGCAGGATACCGACTACATGGGCGGGCAAGACGCGATGACCATCCGCGACAACGCGGCGCGCGAAGCCTGGGGGTACCGTACCCAGGCCGGCAACTACGCAAGCGATGCCAGCATGCTGCAATCCCGCGCCGATGCGGAAGACCCCGATCGGGCCATGTTCGGCTCCCTGCTGGGCAGCGCCGGCTCTGTGGCGAGTAGTTGGTACAAACGGAAAACAACGACGACGTCAGGGGGCTGACCGGTGCCGAAGATCCCTACCTATAGCGCCCCGCAGGTTGAGGAGCGCGCGCTGCCTGGCGCGCGACAATCCTCGGTCGCGTCGCCTTCGCTGTTCGGCGCCGAAGCCGAGCAGACCACGCAGACCGGCAAGAGCCTGATGAACGCGGGCTCGCAGCTCGGCGACATCGCCGTGAAGATGCAGGAGCGCGAGAATGCGGACATGGTGTTCCGCGCAGAGACGGCGCTTAAGGACGATTATCTTAAATTCGAAGAGCAGACCCGCAGCCGCAAAGGCGTCAACGCATGGGGCGTGCTGCCGGACACGCAACAATGGTTTGCCGACCAGGAAAAGAAGCACAGCGAATTACTCCAAAATGACGCGCAGCGCTACCACTTCGGTAAGACCTTTGTTCGTTTGCGCCAAACCGCCGAGGGCCAGGCCGCGCAATACGAGGTCAACGAACGCCGCCATTCGCAAGAAGAAGCGGGCAGGGCCTCGATCGCCAGTACGACAAGCCTAGCTGCGGCCTCCGCCGATAGCGTGATCGCCGCCGCGCGCTCGGGCGATGACACGGTCAACCCCATCGGCGGGCTTAAGCTGGATGTTTTGCAAAAGATCCATGACCTTTCCCGGCTAGGCGGCTGGACCCCGGAGCGTCGGCAGTTCGAGGAGTCGCAACACCTCACCAACTTTCACAAGCAAGTGATACAGAACATGGTGGACAAAGACCCCGCCATCGCGAAACGGTACTTCGAGACAAATAAGGGTGAGATCAACGGCGGCGAATATGATTCGATTAACCGCGTACTGCAGGTTGGCGAGACCAAGCAAGCCGGATTTGAATTCGCCAACCGTCAAGACATCCGCGAGCTGAACACGGTCGAGCAGCGTATCGCGGCGGCGCGCGACTTTTTCAAAGACGAACCGGCCAAGCGCGAATCCGCAATCGCCGAACTGAAGCTGCGCGAGAACGAGCGCATCCAGTTCCGGGAGCGCGGGCAGAAGGACGCCGCTGACCAGGCGTGGCGGACCTACGCACAGTCCGGCGACCTGAAGGACATCCCTTCCACCACCATCGCCGCCATGGACGGCAAGGATCTCGAAGCATTGCGTAAGCACGCTGAGCTTAAGCTAAATGGGACGGCTGTTAGAACTGATCCCGTTGCGTGGCTTGATGTCCGGGATCGTATCTTGGCTGGCGAGCAAGTAGACTTGCGCAAGCACATCAACGAAATCGCTGTCGGCGATATCAAGGAGCTTGAAAAACTGCAAACCAAGGACGCCGACATTCGGGACGCCGCAACCTTGTCCCAACAACTCGGCAACACTCACGACCTGATGAAGTGGGGCGGCGGCGACAAGGCGAAGAAAGGCATGTTCGACAAGGCGGCTACGGACGCGATCAATATCGAGCAGCAGCGCCTCGGCAAAAAGCTCAACTACGAACAGCGCCAGCAGATAATCGACAAGATGCTCATTCAAGGCAAGGTGGACGGCTCGGGCTGGTTCAGTGACAGCAAAACATACTACGAGGTAGCGGGCACCCGGGATGCTGCGAAGTTCGAACCGAAGCCGAGCAAAGAAGATAAGCAGGCCATCGTCGAGCGTTATACGCGGAGGAATGGCGCGCCCCCGAACGATGCGCAGATCAGCGCAATCTACAAAACATGGAAGGGGTTCTGATTGCCTACCCTAGACGAAGCCATTGACGGCACACCCCCGTTGGACGCCGCGATCACCGGCGTGGCGGACGACAAGCGGCGCCAGTCCCTGTATGGCGCGGTGCGGCAGAACCCGGACGAGTACGGCCGCGCGGTGCAGTTGGCCCGCGCCACCGGAGTGCCCGCGCCCGTGGTGGCGCGCAACCTACCGGACGTGGAGCAGCGCGCCAAATTCGATGCGCTCGACGCCGCAGTCGATCGGGGCTCCGCGCTCGCGGTGAAGTTGGAGAGCCAAGACTTCGCCGCCCTCAGTCACGATGACATCGCCAGCCTTAAGGACATCGAGCGCACGTTGAACCGCCGCAGTGCGGGCAAGATCGACGGCCCGGCCTTCGTGCGCAAGCCGGTCGCAATGGCGTTTAGCGGGCCAGACGCCACGGCTTCTAGCGTGGTCTCTGGTTTGTTGCGGTCTGTCCCGCAAGGCGGGGAAGCGACGCGGCAAGGACTTCGGCTCCAGTTCGCGGACTTGATCGGGGCGGGGGCAATGCGCGAGGATGCGCTGCAAAAGTACCAGCAGAACCAATTCGAGAGTGCGCTGTCGACCCCGGAGTTTGACTCGGCCACTGCGCGTGGGGTGTACAGCGGGGGCGTCAGCCTCCTGCGCAACCTACCCGGCATGGCAGCGTCCATCGCCACCGGCAACCCCGCTCCCGCACTCGCCACCATAGGTGCCCAAACCGAAGCCGATGCCTACGGCAAGTACCGCGCTCGTGGTGCCACGCCGGGCATGGCTCTGCTCGGCGCGACGGGCGAAGGGGCAACCGAAGTCGGCACCGAAATGCTGCCGATGGGATTCCTCGTGAAGAACATGGGCAAGGTGGGCACCGGTCAGTTCCTTTCGGGGCTACTTGCACGTGAGATTCCAAGTGAGCAAATCGCCACGCTCGTGCAAGACGCGGTCGACACCGCCGTCGCCAACCCCGACAAGACATGGGGCCAGTACCTCAAGGAACGGCCAGGCGCGGCGTATGAAACGCTGGTGGCTACCTTAACCCAAGCGGGGGCGATGGAAGGCGCACATGTCGCAATGAGCCGTCTTTCGGGCACTCAGCAACAAGCCAATCAAGCGTTGCAAGACGCCGCCGCGATTGACCACTTGACGAAGCTGTCCACCGCCTCCAAGGTGCGCCCGCGCGACATGCAGAGCTTCGAAGACTTCGTGCAGTCGGCAAGCGAAGGCGGACCGGTAGAGAACATCCACATTGACACTCGGGCGTTGCAGCAGTCCGGCATCCCGCCGGAAACGCTAGCCACCTTGTCACCGACCGCCGCCGCGCAGATGCAGGAGGCAATTGCCACCGGTGGCGATCTCGTGATTCCGATAGGCGAGTACGCCGGCCGCATTGCCGGCACAGAACTCGACTCGGTGCTGGCGCCCCACTTGCGCACCAGCGAGGACGCGTTAAGCTTGGACGAAGCGCAGAAGTATTTCCAGACGCAAGGGGAGCAGTTCCGCGCGGAAGCAGCTCGGATCATGGAAGAGAAGTCCAGCGATGACGCGTTCCAGGCCTCGGCCAAGGCGGTCGAGGGGAATCTTTTCGCGCAGCTGAAGCAAGCCGGACGGTTCACGGACGACGTGAACACGGCATACGCCACGCTGATGCGCGACTTCTACGTCACCACCGCCTCGCGTCTCGGCCTCACGCCCGAGGAAATGTTCAGCCGCTACCCGCTGCAAGTGCGTGCGGAAAGCGTGGCGGCGGAACAGCGGATGGGGCAGGGGGATACCACACCGGTTTCGGCTGACCGCGTCGCACTGGCACTTGATGAGACGCGGTGGCTCGACCGTGGGCTAAAGATCGGCAAGGCGACAAAGCTCTACCGAGGCGTGTCAGACCGCACAGGTAAGAACACCGCCAACTTCGGACGCGGGCTGTACGTCACCACTGATAAAAGCGAAGCGGCCCAATATGGCGATGTGAAGGGGATGCCACTGACCGATCTTCCGCAGAACCCCTTGCGATTTGCGGATGAAGGCAAGTTCCGTGAGTGGGAATCGTTCGTCGCGCGGGAGGTGTTCGGGCATCAGCGTATGGCCGACTTCGAGGCGGCGAGGGGCATCCCCGATGAATGGGTGCGGCTTCTCGACCCTGCGGTCGACGGTATCCAAATCGGAACCGGTAAGGGTGCATTCTTCGTCAGATTCCCTGATGTATCAAAAGCTGCAACTTCGTCCTATACTGGTGGCAACACGTTAAGCCAAGGTGGACAGAATGGAACTGGAACTGATCGACCCGGCGTACAAGCCGAGCAAGAGCCTCGCACAGTTGGCGGCGGAACACCCCGAGTGGACTGGACTGAACAAACTCGCATCCGAACCAAAAGCGGAAAACCCGCAACCGTCTACCGCGGAGCAAGCCGCCCCCTCGGAACCGCAGACTTCAACGCCGGATCTCTCGGTCATGCAACGGGTAATCCAAGCAGTGGCCTCGGTGTTTGGTTCAGCCTCGACCGAGAAGACGCCGCCGGATACGGCTCCGTAACCGAGGGCTTTCAGCTCGACATCCGTAAGCCGAAGGTCTACCGGGATTCCGACATTCCCGGCTTCGACACACCGCAGGAAGCGCAAGCGTTTGCGCGCGAACTCCAATCCCAAGGCTATGACGGCATCGCGATCGATTACCGTGGTTTAGGTGGCCCGCTGCACCTTGTCGCCTTCACACCCGAGACGGTCATCCAGCCAGCCGCACCTAAGCCGCTCGATATGTCGCAGTTCTTCCAAGGTGAACACGCGAGCACGACACCGCAGACAGAAACCGAAGCATTTAAAAAATGGTTTGGCGATAGCAAAGTCGTTGACGAAAACGGCAAGCCGTTGGTGGTTTATCACGGGGGTAATGAAAAGATAGCAGCCATCGAGGAGGGCAAAGGGAAGTTCGGTGGCATCTTTGTGCGCCTTGGGAAGTCATCGGGGTATGGGAGAGTCGAGAATGAGTTTTATCTCAGGGGTTACGCGACGCTATCTGAGCTGCGCGACGCTATCGACTCACAGGAAGACGGGGGCGAGTCCTTAATTAAAAAGTTTCTCGGGGACTCGGTAGCAAACACTGACGATGTTATTGACGCCCTTACGGATGGAGGGCATTACCCCATCGACGAAGGGGTTTGGGAGAGTATTGGGGCGATTGACGAAGCTGATGCGCAGGTAGAAATCCAAAAGCTTCGCGGCAAGGTTGCCAGAGAACTAGGATTCGGCGCTATTGAAACTCCTGACGAATTCGATGGCGAAACCGTGATGGTCCTCGACCCGGCGCAAATCAAATCCGCCACCGGCAACCGTGGCACGTTTGACCCGAACGACCCGAACGTTCTGGCGCAACCCACCGAAGAGCGAGGCGGCAACCGCGCCGAGATCAGCTTTTCGAAGGACATCACGCAAACCCCGACCGTCGTCACGCTGTTCAAGAACGCGGATCTGTCCTCCTTCCTGCACGAGATGGGCCACTTCCAGCTGGAAGTGCTCGCCAACATCGCCAGCCGCCCCGACGCACCGCAAGGCATCGTCGACGACATGAACGCCGCGCTGAAATGGTTTGGCATCAAAGGCACTGAAGATGTAAAAGGCGGTGAGCAGTCGGGCAGCTTGGGGCAAGGCGCGGTCGGCCAAACCGAGACGCCTGAGTTCAAGGCTTGGTTCGGTGATAGCAAAGTCGTTGACGAAAACGGCAAGCCGCTGCCGATGTATCACGGCACCAGCCACGCCGGGTTCGAGTTCTTCGACACCTATGCGTCGAACTATGGCCTGATGGGCATGGGCGGCTACTTTACCGCCGATCCGGCGGTCGCCAGCAGCTACACAAGCAAGGGCAAGGGCGATTCGCAGGGCGTATACAAGGTCTACCTGTCTATACAGAACCCGATCGATATGGAGGCGAAGGCCGATCCAGCGGAGTGGGCCAAGCAGTTCGACGGTATCGAGCAGTACCATGAAGGCGGCGACACGAATGAAAGTTGGTATCGCGCCGCCGAAGAAATGATATCCGATGAAGGGGTGCCGAAGTGGGAGGGTGCCGAGGCGATGCAGGACGGGCTGCGCGCAATGGGCCACGACGGCATCACCCATATCGGCGGTGGCCGCGTCGCCGCTGACGGCATTCGCCACCGCGTGTATGTCGCGTTCGATCCAGAGCAAATCAAATCCGCCATCGGCAACAGCGGTGCTTTTAACCCGAACGACACTAGCATCCTGGCGCAAGGTGGTGGGGAAGGAGCCAAACCCAGCACCCTGCCCAAAGGCCGCACCGCACTCGACGTGTGGAACGCCATGTCGCTGGAGGAGAAGCGCCCCTACCACGAGCAATTTGCCCGCGGCTTCGAGGCGTATCTGTTCGAGGGCAAGGCACCGAACCAGGAACTGCAATCCCTGTTCCAGCGCTTCCGTGCATGGATGGTCAGCGTCTACAAGTCGATGGCGAACCTGCGCGTCGAGATTAATGATGAGATTCGCGGCGTGTTCGACCGTTTGCTCGCCACCGACGAGATGATCAAGGCTGCCGAAGATGCGCGCAGCATGACCCCGCTCTTTGCCACCTCTGAAGAGATGGGAGACACGCCACAAGCGTGGGCGGATTACCAGCGCATCGGTATCGAAGCCAGCCGCGACGCGCAGGACGAGCTGCAGCAGCGCAGCATGAAGGACATGCGATGGCTGACCAACGCCCGCAGCCGCGTGCTGAAGGAGCTGCAGCGCGACGCCAAGGACAAGCGCAAGACGGTCGAGGAAGAGGTCCGCGCCGAGGTCGACGCCATGCCGGTCTACGCTGCGCAGAAGTTCTTGAAGCGTGGCGAGCTGGTCGGCCCCGATGGCGAACAGATCAAGGCCGAGAAGGGCCACCGGCTCGACACGGGGGCGCTGGCCGAGATGTACCCAGAGACGATGCTCAACCGCCCGAACCTGGACGGCTTGCGCGGTATGACGCGTAAGGATGGCTTGCACCCCGATCTCGTGGCCGAGATGTTCGGCTTCACTTCGGGTGACCAGCTTGTTCGCGATATCCTCACTGCCGAAAACAAAGCCGACCTCATCACCGGCTTGACTGATCAGCGCATGCTGGAGCGCTACGGCGACCTCAACCACCCCGACACCTTGGCGCGTGCCGCAGACGAAGCAATCCACAACGACGCCCGCGCCCGCTTCGTCGCTACCGAGCTGAAAGCCTTGTCCAAGGCGCAGGGACCGGTGCGCGTCATGCAGAAGGCGGCGAAGGAATTCGCGGAAGCCATGCTGTCCCGCAAGCAGATCAAGGACATCAAGC